TGAGCTAATCTGGCTTGGGGTGACCGACGGGAATCGAACCCGTACATCCGCCTCCACAAGACGGCGTTCTACCGTTGAACTACGGCCAACACGTTTGTCCGCTAAACAAGGGAATTATATCATGCTGTGGTAAGGGGAAGTCCTGTTAAACAAGACCTCCCCCATCGTCTAGGTGGCTAGCTCTTTGGCTGAAAAGTAAACCACCTCGTTAAAATCTAGTTAATCCTCCAGTAAGAGACGATTTTTCCTTCGTAGTGCTGTTTTCTTTCCCTATCTGATGTAACAATTTATCTGTAAATCTAAGCATTAAGACTAATACAGGAATCCACTCATAGGGCAACGTGGCTAATTCCGTTACTCCAAAAGAAACTACAGCCATTGCTAACAGTCGTAAGGGTTCTTTTACAGCTTCCCATAAAGCGTTCCAACTAATTTTCATTTTTTATCACCGCCTTCTGGTTTCTCGAATACCCTTTTTAAGAATTTCTTAATTCTTTCTTCATTATCCCTCAAAACTTTATCCATACCTGCTATTACTAGCTTCCACCCACTCGCTTTTAATGCCTTCTTCAACGCTTCGTTCTCGCTTTTTATAGCCGCCAAGTCCAAAATCATGTTTCTTTTATCTTTTTCGTAGGTTTCTCTTTCTAGTTTCCATTCCATCTCTTTTTCCTTGAAGGCACCGTCTAAACTGGTTATTGTTTCGTCCCTTGCCACTATCTGTTTTGTACTTTCCGCTATAACACCGTCCTTTTTCTTAACAGCACTCTTTAATGTATTTAACTCTGCTGTTTGAGACTTGCACTTATCCCTATACATATCACGATTCTCACGAACACCCGCTAGTGTTTCTTCCAGTTTTTCCACTGCCTTCTGGCACTTATCATTGTTACCACTAGGTATCGGGATATCTAGCACTCTACATATAGAGTCTGCTAAAATAAGGGTTATTTTGTCATAATCTCGCAGTATTTCGTAATCCTCTGGTTTTCTCCAACCAACACCGCACTCAATTAGCACACAGGGAGTACTTGTAGACAATGCTTTCCACATATAATAGAACCTTGTATTGGCATTGCTTCTATTCGGTCTTTGGGATATTCCTGTCTTGCTGAAATAATAATCAGCTATTCCTTTTGCTATACGTTGACTTTCCTTTGTTGCGTAGTCAGTATAAGGCTCTGGGTAATCAGTGAAACCACCCCTATCGTTGTAAACGTCAGCGTCATAATGCACCGATAAAAATAAATCCCAGTCTTTTGTTATGACCGCATTATCTTTATCAGCGAACGCATCGGTCGTATAAACCTCCACCCCCCTCTCCTTCAATAACTTCGCTATCATTGGTACTACTTTAGTAGTCCAAGTTCTCTCTCCAGGTGCGCCAGTCGCACCAGTCGTCATACCTTTGTGTCCTGCTTGAATACATACTTTCTTCATTAGTTACCTTTCTTAACTTTCTACTTATTGTATGTGCTGAAATCTATGCACATTTTCTGTTGCTGTTGTAAAAAGTTACTCATACCATCTACAACTCTTTCGTAATAAGCAATTCTTATATACACTTTTTGAACAAAAGTATAAGAAACAGCTATAACTAAAATTACAACTAGCAAGTAAAAGATTCCTGTGAATGATTTACTTTTCCCCATATTTACCTCCTTTCCTTTAACTATTTAACTTCTTTTTCTCAAATTTTCTGTACCGTGATTTATTGTGCCTCTTTGTCTTTTCAATCCACCTTCTAGCTTTTTCAGAGTTTTGATCTTTCAAGTCTATCTCCACTTCGTTATTAAGACGACCCTTTCTGATCGCTGTCAATCTCCATACAAATTTGGTTTCTGGTTTACCTATTACCACGAACCCCGAATGCTTTGGCAGTTCCTTTAAGTATATATTGTTTTCACCTATCGAGGTTAGGTCTACAGTTACAAGTCCAGCTTGTTCCGTTACTAAAACAAAGTGTTTTGGTGGTGTTACTTTAACTTCCCCATTCTTTAATACTTTACCAACCCCACGACAGGATAGCGCAACTTCTGGGGATTCCACCGATGAATACTTTAATAACCTCTCTGATCTGTCTGGGTGTGGAATGAGGAAATCTTTATCCCCTTGAACGTCTAAATCGCCGCCGATCCAAACCCCATCGTCGATTGTCATATCATCAGAGATATAAAGTCCGTCGTGCATTTCGATAAAACCTTGATCGCAACTATATATATCGTCTACTTCTAATCTATGATTATTCATGTCTAGGGTGCTACCCATCTTTGAGATATAAACCCCATTAGAACCCCCTCTCAAATTTATTTGGTAACTGCTCTTTATCGTCATTCCAGTGAAATCTGTTGAATAATATATTTGTCCCAGATCATTACCAGTACCAGCAAAATTGAATACTTGGTCTGAAACTAAATATGCCCCTCCCCAATCGAAAGCCCCCACTATAGAGCCACCAACATAAACCTTAAGTCCTGAATTTGACATTTCTATTCTGCTAGGACCAGAGGAAGTTCTTACCAAAGCCCCTGTAATCGTACCTGCGGTTATATTCCCTAGATCGACGTTTATATCGGAAATCTGACTAATTGATAATTTCCCTGCGATAATAGAGTTAGCTTGTATTCTATCTACATTCAACGTACCCGCATTTATCTTGCTTGCATTTAAGTCGTTTATATGTGCACTCACAATAACTGCATCTTTTATTTGTGCGGTTTCGGTTATAAGTTCACCTGTGGAAAGTTGGTAAGAGGTAATATCGTGGGCTTTTATTCTATCAGCGTCCAAAGTTCCTACAGATATCCTATCCCCATCCATTGTGCCTGTGGTAATAGAACTTGCCGAAAGATTAGTTACAGTTAAAACCGAACAATCTAAAGTACCTCCAACTATCTTCGTAGCTGATAACGTACCTGTGATGATATTGTCAGCATTTAGGTTAGTTACGTTTACAATGCTGGCATCTAAGGTTCCCGTAGTTATACCACTCGCTGTTATATGTCCATCTGCGAAGACAATAGTGACACCCGCATTATTTACTATCTTAATTCCATAATCCCCGTTGATTTTACCTATTAAAACCCTGTTCCTAGTAGCATCATTAACATTAAGTGTATAAGGAAAATCAGGAGTAAAACCAATAGCTTGCACGATACGTTCAAGAATGTTGATTCTTTCAATCGTTTGTATGTAATCTGTCCCAAGATTGGGGACACGCCGATACCTCATTTTTAATCTCCTAATACCAAATTAACTATAGCTGTATCGTTATCATCTATAGATATATTGCGTTCATATACAAAAAGAGTTTCGTTTATATCGAAAGCGTCAGCCACCACCCTTACATTATCGCCAAGTTCGTACATATATAAATCGGTTTTATCATCCATGAATGACTTGAATTTTATAATTTTATTTATATCTTTATTCCAAGCAACATCCTCAGTCACCATATCATTTAGAAATGCTTGTATTTCAACGTCTTTATAGGAGGCTATTTTCTCCCTTTTACCATAATTGCCCTGCGAGGTTAAGTCATCAACCACATAATATATCTCCTGACCGCCCCAGTGCCTTCCTAAACCCAGTTCGTGGTTTACCACATCCCAACCACTTTCTAGGATTGACATTCCCTCACAATTACCTGGATATCTAAATACAACATTGTCTTTTGTAGTACCCTTAAAAGGATAATAAACATTGAATACTTTATCTGGGGTTATCTCAAAATCGAAACCATAATCATTATCAGCTAATTCCACTATTGCCTCAGCGATGTTTTTCTTCTCATAAGATTTAGTTCTATTTAGAGAGGTTTGTAGAGTCCCTTCTGTTATACCAAAGTCTCCGTTTACTTCGTTTTGTGATTCGTTAATTAACGTCCATGCTATAGCACCCGCGTCGGTTGTAGTAAACTCTCTAGGCACACTTATACCCGTTGACTTGTTATAACCACAAAATCTCTTTTCAAGTAAATTGAAGAAGTGTTTGGCAACAACTTCCCAATATATCTCGTTACCATCGGCAATCTTTGTAATAGTAGATATCTGCCCTCCGAATAAGTCTTGTCCCTTATAATGTATGACAAGTTCGTTTTGGTTTATTGCTAATATACTACTGGTACATAAACTATCGTTAGTATCTAATATAAAACCTGCAGAGCCACCGTGATTCAGGGATTCCTTAAACCATCTACCTCTAGCGTTTACTAAGGAGGCAATATAATCCCCACTGGAATTTCTTATAAAAAATTTCCAATCGGTACTTAGTGTTGTTCCTACTAACCTACGAAACTCCAATAAAGTAACATCTATACTTATAGAGTCGGAAACACCAAGCGTAGTCGAGTTAGCCAAATTTTCTGCAATACTTAATGTATCTGACAGTTCCTCAAAACGCCCCAGACTAATACTTTCGCTTATACCTACAGAGTCTTCTAAGGAAAGTTTGAAACTGGATTTGGTGTCAATAGATTCCGATATTGAAATGGAGTCATCAAGTGTCTCGTATACCGTATCATTTACCTTTATTAGTATTGATTCCTCAATATCTAAGAGGGTGCAGATTATTACATTTTTTCCATATTTACCTTGGGCATATCTGAACTGCCCATATTTGGTTAGTCTAACCCCTGGTGTACAGTAATTGAATCTATTAAATTCCTCTATATCAAGGGAATCTGATAAATTTTTTGTTAGGTTTTCAGCCATAGCTTAAATTCCCAAGTAACCAATTCGGTAAGAGATTGTGATTTTCTTATCACCCGAACCTCCCTCAGTGGCCGAGATGTTTATTGTATTATTTCCTTTACCTAACCACCAAAAATCATCGCTGTTTATATATGAATATAAATTAGTTAAATCGTTTTTAATGACCGTTTCGTTCTCCATATCTATATTCATATACTCTGCACTGCCTAGACTAAGACCTGTAAAACTCAAAACACGACCCCCCACTGTATCATTCTCCAAAGTTATAGCTCCACTTATATCCCCGTAGGCTTTAACACTTGGAAATATAGGAGCACCACCTGTGTTATTGATAACCCCTGTACCCGCCGCAAAGGTTATATCTGTTTCTGTTAGCGTCTGGGACTTAAAGAGTGGGTCTGGGGCTATTAGGGACACCCACATCTCACCGATTGTTACTTCACCTGGCAATAAGGGTGCGTCAATAGGTCCCGCTAACTGAACATCACACTGCAAATCCAGCGAATCGGTTGTCGTAAAAGTCATTGTAGTTAACCCATCTCTAGGCAAGTCAAAGGCTTCTAGCAGATCGCGTCTTTTCTCTGCATACGTTGAGATAGAATCAGCCTTTACACCTATTAAAAGTCTCATAACTCTTGCTCTCCAAAATGCTCTTGGTACTTTTGAGCCATGAAACCCTGGTCTTTCAAACCTAACAAAATCGACTTCTCCGCTACCAAAGCCCCTTGCTTCTCTTAATGAGTAGTATTCCGAGGACTGTCCTATAGTCACTCCGTTGATCGTTAAATCTTTCGTCATTTGTATTTCATGTTAAATGCGGCTCTTTCCATAATCATATCAACATCGGATTGTCTATTGACTACGATATGGAAATGCTGTTCAACAGTTCCACTACCACCTCCTCCACTTATACCCAAAGATTTCAAAATGTTATTCATTCTTTGAGGCTCGCTTAATGGTAAGACTACTTCTGGATATCCTTTCTCACCTACAATACTTGGTTTTGCTATTACCCCACCATGTTGAAATCCATGAATTCGATTCATAAAGGCGAGGTTTCTATCAGCAATAGCACCCTCTGCTTCCGACCCTCCGATTGATGCGTCCCGTAAAGTCTCTATTTCTTCTAAGTATCCTTTGTAACTACTTATTTTCTTTTCATACTGATACGCCATTTCCTCCAACTCCTCCTCATTCTTTCTCTTTAGTCTTGTAATATCGTCCTCCGCCATTTGGTCGCCTATTTTCTTAAAGTCATCGGCATAGCGTTCCCTTATTTCTTCTTCCTCTGATAACTTTTCCTCTAAATCTTCAAGTTTTCTCTCGTTGTTTTCTCTATAGTTGGCTAAATCTAATTCGTAATCTTCCCTTTTTTCTTGAACGCTACGTTCATATAGGGTGTTTTCCTTATCTAACTCTGCTTGTAAATCGGCTAGTTTTTCATCTAAATCGTTTTGTACTTCCTGAATTTCCTCGTCCCTAGTTTCTGCTTGCTCACCCAATGCCTCGTCTAAAGCACTTTTTTCTCTCCTTATTAGTTCCTCTAAGGCATTTATTTTATCCTGATTGGCACCTCCTCCTAAAGCCACCTCTTTATCTAATTGTGCTTGCAAATTGGAAAGTCTATCCTCCCCCGCCCCTGTAGTTAATTCTATTAGAGAGTTCCACTCCCCAGCTATATCATTTATTTCGTCTTGGGTAGCTTTCCTCTCATCTGCTATATCATCTAAAATTGACTTGGTTTTCTCCTCATGGCTCTCTGCCATATCTCGCATAGATTTTTCAAAATCTCGTCCTCTATCTTTTATATAATCTTGATAAGTTTTCTTCTCGTCCTCTATTTGCTCTTTTATATCCCCCCATGCTTCTCTATGTGCTATTACTAAATCTTCTAAACTTTGTTTGTAGGCTTTATTTGACGACTCCAACGAGTGCATATAACTTTCGTATGCCTCCGCCAAGTCCTCAGCCGCCTGTTTTGCTTCATCAGAAGTTTCGTCATACATATCAGCCATATTCTTCATTATGTCGGATATTGTTGTGTCACTAATATCTGCCCATGTACCCATAAAGTCTTTAAAATCAGTAGACATTCGTTGTCCAGACCTTTGTAATGAGGCTTCTAATGGGGATAATGATAATGAAGCCATAGATTTAAATACACCTACAGCTATATCTCCATAATTTATAAGTCCGTCAATAGCTACTTTTATTGTAGAAACTACAATTAATATAACCTTTGCCAGAACTTCCATAGCTGGTACTAACCAGCCTCTTGTAACGTCTGCCGCATTTCCTAGCCACTTTGTGAAAAGTTTTAATATTGGTTGAAAATAAGTGCCTATTTCTATTCTTATCATTCTTACAGTAAACTCCAATTTTGCTAATTGCCCTTGATAAGTTTCTGTATATCTTCCTGTATCCCCTAACGCTTTTTTAGCAACTTCTAAAGTACCTAAATATTTTGCTTCTGTTCTTTCAGCGGCAGTTAATTCCCTATTATGTATTCCCAATATATTAGTACCAAGTCTTATAATGTAATTATAGTTCTCTACCTGACCTGATAAGTTACCAATCATTGCGTTTTCAGTTTTAAATGACTCTGCTAAGTTTGCTACAGCTTGTTCGTAACTAATAGTTTGTACTCTACCAAATGCCGCCTCGTCCTTATATGCTTCCATTAAGTTTATTGCTTTATCTAAACTCAATCCTGTACTTAATAAACTTTTTAATCCATTTATTGTAGTAGTTAGTGGGATTAACCCGTCACTAGACAATTCTAGAGCCGCGTCTTTTGCCCCTTGTTGACTTTGTCCAAACGCCGCAGATACTGAAGATAATCCCATTACTGCTGTTTCATATTCTGTATATGGGTCGGAGAGGGATTTTAATGCTTTGTATAACCCTGCTACTGCTAAAACAACTGCTCCTATAACAATTGCTACTACGCCCAAAGGACCCACAGCGGAAGTTGCCGCAGTAGCAAGTCCTTTTAGACCAGAACCAGCCATTTTAAATGTGCTAGAAGCGGCTAATGCACTTTCAGTGAGCTTCTTCATACCCGTACTGGCTTCCTCAGAACCTTTTTTAGCTTCCTTTGCCGAATCCTTTATACCCGCAAGGGTAGTAATCATTTCTTTTGACTCCCTAGAAGCGTCACCTACTGTAATTGCGAGAGTTGTAACAGCACCACTGGCATCCTTGAAAGTAATAGTTAATTCTTTCATAGCAGAACTTGTATCTCTAGCAGAATCAGCTAATTCTTTAAGGTTTTTATCTATTTTCTCTAAGTTTCTAGTAGCTTTATCTATAGCTTCTATTACTATTTGTAGGTCGTTTCTTTCAGTTGCCATGTGTTTGTCCTGTTTCAGATTCTATATTCTTAAATCTATATATCCTTTTAACTATATAATCTGGTGTCAACATATACGCAGTCCAATTACCTCTGTAAAAGGTATCCAGTAAAATATATTCCCAGTATTCAGGCGGTACTTTATTTGCCGAGGTCGTTCCATCAGGTCTTATTATTCTTCTTTCTTTTGACGTTTCTCTGAGGTATCTCCTGACGGCCTCGTAGTCGATTTTTTTTCGGACTCCTTTGGCAAACTGGCTCTAATAAACTCATAATCGTCCTCTGGTAGATCGTGTATTGTTTTTAACTCAATAGGTAGTACTTTATCACCATCTTTTATGGACTTTATGGCTCTTTTAACCGCCTCATCTTCCATTCTGTACTTGTAACCAGTGTCAACTTTGGCTATCTTACCTTCACCAGTCATATCAACAGCGTCGGTCATTATCCTCTCGATAGCAACTCTATCACCACGCAGATAGTATTCGTATAGCTGTACTGTATATTTTGTTGTCGGTAGTACTATTTCTTTATTTGCTCGTTCCATTTCTACACCTCCTCCCTGTTGAGGGGTCAAGCTACAGGGATAAACTTAACCCCTCGAAAGGTAATCCTTTAACTCTCTGCTGTTTCTACAGCCTCAGCTATCGTTATTTCGTCAGTTAGAGCCAATGCGTCATAACTAACATACGCTGGATGAGCATTAACTAAGATGGCACTAATTGTCTTGGCTGTACCAAGATCAAAATTCCCCTCGAATCTGATTGTTTGAAGTTCTACATCTCCTAATCCACCGCTTCTACTAAAATCAACAAACGAAGCTGATGAAATATCGAATGATAAACTAGGATGGGTTCCAGTACCAAGTGTAACGTCGGTATTGGTCAAGACTATATCAATAGACTTTTTAGTACCGTCAAGCACATAATCCCTTTCTGTAGCACTATCAAATACTAATTCCATTTCACCCTCAACAGCGAACTCCTTATTGACTATATCCCCAGGCTCGTCGCTTCCCAATTCAGGCCAAGTCTCCACGTTCTTGTTGATTGTCAACCTTAAGGATTTTAGTGCTGTTTCCCCACCACCGCCTAACGCAACTGACATATGTTTAGGTAGAAACGCATTCTCTGCAGAATAAGCAGGAGTACTTGAAGTCGAAGCTCCTTTTTTGCTAATAAACCCTGCTGTGAACTTGATATAGTCATCAACAACAGCATTTATCGTTAACTGGTTCAACATTCCCAAGGCATATTTCTCGTCTAGGTTTTCGTCCTTAACGAAAAGGGTTGCCGCATAGTGTGCGTTTGTATTTGCCCTAGTAAATGTGTGGGTATAAGCCTCATCAGATACAACCGAGGAACTACAGGCTCCCAATGCCAATGCTAGTAACAGACCAAAAGATTCGTCATATACTATTCCTCCAAGCGATCCCTCACCATACTTCTGTACTACTGCAGAATCCCTCCTAGAGTCAATTATCCCTAGACTTGAGTTATCTACTGCAACGTCTGCTTTTGGTATAAAATCAAAATCAATTTTAGGTATCCAAAAGTCAGCTTCATCTTCAGCTGTACCTCTTGTAGCCTCTCTGCACATTCCGAGGTCTACTAATCTCTGTATTTGTTTTGTCATCTTTGTAAGTAATTAAACTTTTTCACCACCTTTCTAATAAACTTCTACTTTTTATCTTTTTATCATTTTTTCTGCTTCCTCACGAGAAGATGCCTCAACGCTTTTCCCCTCATCAGGAAAGAAGTACGTTGTTTTAATAGGCTTTCCTTCTTTATTAACCGTAGTCTTTTTAATAGACATTTTATCTTTAATTGTAACTTTTTCGCTAGCCATTGAGTAAACACCTCCTTATGAAGAATTGGCTACACTTGCTTTAGCTGTAATAAAATAATGTACTTCTTTATAATATGCGTCTGGAACTTCTCTGACACCATAGACTGTACGACTTTCCTGATAGAAAGCGACCCCACCCATAGTCCAATTATTTCTTAGTATATAGGAAATGGTATTTGTCATTGGTGTACCGTTGCTTTTTCTACCCGATATAATTTCCATCAAAAACCTATCCCCTGCTATTTCTTTTACCTCTTTATCCGACTTTCCAAATTCTGCGGAGGGGTCCATTATTATACCTATTTGAAAGTCTATATCTTTTATATCATTAGCAGTATCCAAGGCAGTTACCCTCTCCTCTAATGGTTGTACGAATAACAATGGCAATTCACTTTTACCCACATCAACTGGATTCCCTAATCTAAAAGTCCTAACTCCCCTCCCAACTAGGTTTTTTTGTAATATATCAACTATTTTGTCGGCAATTAAATTCGTATTAGCCTCCTTTCTTGTAAACTTCTTTAAATCTTGCTCTATATTTATCTGCTAATTTGTGGCACTCAAAGCATAAAGTTACGCCATTATCAATATCATATATCAATTTTGGAAATGCGGATATACTTCTAATATGATGTGCCTCCACATAACCTCGAGCCCCACAACTTTGGCAAGTCCAATTATCTCTTGTAAATACTGCGGTTCTCCACATTTTGTATTTATAATTATTTCTACGACTCTTAGAAGCTGATGTAATACCGCCCTTCCAATTCCAATGTTCGTCTCCTTTATGAGATTTACTCATTTTTTCTTTAGTTTCTTTGGAATGAGGCGGCAGTTTCTTTCCCTTATTCCAAGGTAATTTTCCTATATGAGCTTTACTAAGACTTTCTCTTATTTTTTTAGTTCTTTTATAGATTCCTGATTTTCCTTTTACACCAGCCATAATAGTATTATATGTTAAACCTTACATACTCCTGAAATATCTTGTGTATTTCATTTCTAATCGGTGCTCTCAAAAACACTGTCTTTCTTCTAGGTAATTTTGTTCTAGGCGCACTGCTCTGGTGGTATTTATGATAATCAATACCCCAAGCGTCTATTGTTAGCTTTTTAGGTTTTATCTCTCCCTTAAAAGAACGCTTATATTTACCAGTCCTATGCAGTATGGGTCCTGCACCGTATCCTTTCCTCACTCTATCTCTAATAGTGGCTGTTTTCAATGGTTGCCAACCCCCTACCAATCCCCCTTCCGTATCAAAGTTTATCCTGATATCTTTTAGAATAATCTCTCCGCTTCTAGCCAAAGGCTTGGTAAAGTTCTTTAGCTTTGTTTGTACTCCTACTAACCTCCTAGATAGAGTATCAGCACC